ATAAAATAGATTGGGCTCTTTCCATTGATGATACAAGACGTGCTATGAAATTTAGTATGTCTTGTATGAAAAACCTCGAAATTCCTTTGGTGGATGAAACAGTCACGTTTGCTCCAGAGACTCAAGTTCTTCTACGTGAAGCTCGTCAACTTTATGTGGATGGTGTAAAAAAAGGAAACGACAAATCTTTATCCGAATTTATGGAAGTTTCTAGGGCCACTGTAAGAGGAGTTGGTCTGACTAGAATCTTTTCCGCGGCTAAAACTTTGCAACAAAACATTGACGACATCCCTCCTGAGGCGATAACATGGGGTGTATCCTACATCATGCAGTTCTTCGATAAAGAAGAAATTGAAACGCACTTACTATGAACATCTTTGTAACAGACCCAAATCCACGTCTATCTGCAATGGTTTTGCCTGACAAGCATATTGTCAAAATGCCACTTGAGTGTTGTCAGATGATTTCTATCATCTATAGTAAGTGGTATTTTAATTGGGGTGAAATTCACCGCAAAGACGGACAACCCTACAGTACAGAAAAGGGTGCTTTTCGTAATCATCCTTGTACTCAGTGGGCTGCAAAGAATCATTACAATCTTGCTTGGTTAATCCAACATGGATGTGCTTTGACTACCGAGTATCTACATAGGTATGGAAAGATTCACACTTGCGCCAAAACTCTCTTTGAAGCAAAGAAATTGTATCATCGTGTAGTTGGGGAAGTGGTTACCTGTTATAGTATGGCCGATAATTTTACCCGTGCGATGCCAGATGAATATAAACTTGATACAAGCATTGACACTTTTACTGCTTACAAAATGTATATCGCATCCAAACCTTGGGTTGCATCTAATTATCTTCGTGACGAATCCCGTAAACCAAATTGGGTCTGAACTATGAAAGATCAAAATCAAATTACTGATGATGAGACTAAACGAGACAAATGGAATCGTGGTCTTGACATCTTTATCGAATCTGTAATTAAACCAGATCCAGCACTTCGTCAGTGTGCTCATAATCAAAGATGTTTTAATGAGTTAATGGATGTTCGTAAAGAAGTCCTCAATCATCTCAAAACATTACGGTGGCACTAATGGATAAAAAAACTTCTCGTATGATGATGGAGATTCAACTAGAGAATAGTTGCAAAATTGTTAATGGAACCTGGCACAGACAATCACTCCTCAACTCTAAAGGAGAACGATCAGAAAGAATCATCATTACTTACCCCAGTCCTGATGATTCTGGGAGTGATAGTAGCAACTCTTAGTGTTGTTGTTGCTGGATACTTTCATGGTAAGATGAACATTGGTGCCGTTTGGCATACCTTACATACTTAAATTATTATGAAATGCCTGAGAGTTGATGTTAAAACCCAAGTCAATATCTTCATCGACGATGATGATGACTATTGGGCAATCAAACACAACGCAATGCAACAAGTGCATGATGACATTCACTGGCACTTGAAAGATAAATTTATTATTGATTATGATTATGCGTGACGAATTTCTTTGGGTTGAAAAGTATCGACCTAAGACTATTGAAGAATGTATTCTTCCAGAGGATACCAAAAAAACTTTCATGTCATTTTTGGAGAAAGGTGAGATTCCTAACTTGCTTCTTGCTGGACCTCCTGGTATTGGTAAAACAACGATTGCTAAAGCGTTATGTAATGAACTTGGAGTAGATTACTATGTCATCAACGGATCCGACGAAGGTAGATTTCTTGACACTGTACGGAATCAAGCCAAGAACTTTGCTTCGACCGTATCACTTTCGGGAACTGATGCAAAGCACAAAGTCATCATTATCGATGAAGCTGACAACACGACCCACGACGTACAGCTCCTACTACGGGCAAATATTGAGACGTTTTATAAAAACTGCAGATTCATCTTTACCTGTAACTACCGAAACAGAATTGTCGAACCAATCCAATCCAGATGTTCCGTCATCGAATTTGGAATTACAGGAAAACATAAACCTGCCATTGCCTCCAAGTTCTTCAAAAGACTCCAAACAATCTTGGATTCGGAAGGTATTAAATCTGATCCAAAAGTCTTAGCAGAACTAATTAACAAACACTTTCCTGACTGGAGACGTGTCTTGAATGAATGTCAAAGACATGCATCTTCAGGAGAAATTGACTCTTCTATCCTTGCTAACTTTTCCGATGTCCATATTCAAGACCTTATCAAGGCGCTTAAGAATAAGAAGTTTCCCGAAGTACGTAAATGGGTCGTCAATAGTTTGGACAATGATCCTAGTGTACTTCTCCGTCGTCTTTATGATGCTCTTTTTGAAACCCTTGACGGTCCTAGTGTTGCTGCTGCTGTCCTCATTATTGCTAAATATCAGTATCAGATCGCGTTCGTAGCAGATCAAGAAATTAACTTGCTTGCTGCGATGACTGAAATTATGGTGGAGTGTGAATTCAAATGATTAATGCAAAATTGATTCGTATCATGACTGGTGAAGAAGTCGTGGCCGAACTGGTATCAGAAACTGAAGATAGTATTACTATCAAGAATGGTCTTGTGGTAATCCCACAAGCACAGAATGTTGGATTTGCTCCTTGGGCTACAGTAATTTCTAAGGACAATCCAGAAATTACAGTCTCAAAGTCCCATGTAATTTACATGGTAGAAGTTGATGAATCTGTCAGGACCAAGTATAATGAGATTTTCGGGAGTAAACTTGTTACTCCAGAAGAAAAGAAACTGATTATCTGATGTGATGAAAAAGAAACTTAAACATCAGGTCAAGTCCAGATGGTATTATGTCTTTTGGGGCATCGCTACAGTCTCTGTAGTGTCTGGACAGTTGTACGTTGGAAGTGGATATAGACTAATGTCTGCTTCTATGAAGGAGTTAATTGAACATGCAGCTAAGTGAAACGGATGCGGTGTATGCAGCTAGTAAGTTCATCAATTACTTTTCAAACACGGGAAGGATTGATGAATATCTTCGCACGATCAAACTAGATCGTATTGCTGACCAACCACAATCTCTTTTTGGTATGAGACCTGAGGATGATCTCTTCAGTGACTTTGACATGCATCCGCAAGACATGGATATCAAAATTTATCCAGCTGGTCAAAAAGATAGAACAGATTCTTTTCCGAATGAATATTTTAATGAGAGACTTCAAATCACGATGTCTCATGCTTTTGAAACTTCCATTCCTGGAAAATCTCTGAAGTGGATTATCCAGGAAAAGAATACTAATAAGACTCTTGGATTTATTAGGTTCGGTTCTCCTACTATTAATAGTAAACCTCGCAATGAGTGGCTGGGAGATACTCCAGAACTCAGTAGATTCAATCGACATGCAATCATGGGATTTGTCATTGTCCCAACTCAGCCTTTCGGGTTTAATTATCTGGGAGGTAAACTTCTGGCACTTCTCTGTTGTTCACATGCCGCTAGAGAACAGTTAAATAGTAAGTACGGTTCTAACATCTGCCTGTTTGAAACAACGTCCCTGTACGGGTCTACAAAGTCCTCCTCACAGTACGATGGTCTCAAACCCTACATGAGGTATAAGGGACTCACTGACAGCGATTTTACACCCCTTCTACACGACGATATCTTTAAGGACCTGAACAAATGGTTTATCGCAAGGAACAACGACAAACTCCTAGTGAAAGAGGACGCATCGAGCCGCAAACTCAAAACGCAACAGAAGATGATATCAATCATCAAGAAAAACTTACCTTCTCAAAAGGTTGCGGAGTTCCAAACTGCGATTGTAAGTGCAAAAAATCTGACTGAACAAAAACGTTTCTATATGTCTGACTATGGATTCGGTAATGCTCGTGAAGTTATTCTTGGTCAACAAGAAACTCTCTGTCCTGGACAGAATTATGAAAAGTTTTACACTGAGAACTTGATTACTTGGTGGAAGAATAAAGCTTCTAAACGATATGAGAAACTAAAGTCTGAGGGTAGACTTCGGACTAAACTTGAAACTTGGAATACAAATCCTGATGAGATTGATATTATCCGATGACTTGTGAAGTAACTCTGTTCAAGGCGGGAAAGGTATTTAAAGAAACTGTGATTGCAAGGGATTATCAAGATGCTAGGGAAGTCGCTCTAGCAAGAAATCCTGGGGCAACTGTTGTTAGTGTTACTGCTAAATTCTAATGATACCTAAAAAATATCAGTACGGTGGCAGAGAGGTATCTCCTGTCAATATCTTGTTGCTTATTAGTGACCTTGAGGGAACATATCAGAATCTCAAGTATATGGGATTTGGTGATGACATGAAAGTCCTTGAAGAAATGAAAGGACGATACTATAAAATGTACTTTAAAGTGAAAAAAGAATGGAACTCAAAGACTGGTTGAACTCTATTAACTTCAACAAACAAGATCTTATCAAAGAAGATCCTGATCGTGAAAAGAAGTACCCTGCTTTTATTATAAACAAGTGCCTGTCTGGGTTTCTGGATACTATCATGTTCGCTAATGAGATGAATTTGTCTCATCAATTGCCAAACAAACTCCAATATGACTTTTATCTAAATAGTCTCAGGAAAAAGAAGAGATTCTCTCCTTGGCTCCGAAAAGAAAAAATTAAAGATCTTGATCTTGTAAAACAATACTATGGTTATAGTAATGAAAA